GTGCTCCCGCCCGTCACCATGCCCTTGCAGGTGACTTCCGCAATCCAGCCATTGCCATCGGTGACGTTGTTCGCCGCGCTGTCCAGCGACCCAGGGCCGAGGACGTTGACGGAGATGATGTCGCCGGCCACAGCCACGAGGGCGGCGCTGTTGCGACGCCCCGTCAGGCTAAGATCAATTCCCAAGCGCATTGGCGCTCCTAAGAAGCGTGTGGTTTAGTTGGGGGATGGTGGTGTTCATTCCCGGCCTGGGCCGGTCGGCGACCTAGAACCCGGGCTTGCCGTAGAGGGCATAGCGGGCGGTGATCGTGCCCGTTGAGGTCAGGATGCGGACGTGGTCCGCCTTGCCGTAGGCCTTGCCATTGGTGGCGCCCAAACCTCGGCTATTGCGGACGTTAGCCATGGCGTTGTTGTCGCCAAACACCGCCAAATCATATGTGACGATGGTTTCCTGACCGGTCCGCGCATCAATCTCGATGATTGCGCGGGAGAACCCGTTGGCGTGCAGCGCGCCGGAGTAGTGGAAGAGCGCGAGCAGGGTGTCGCCCGTCGTCGAACTGGTGATAGATTGCGACAGCGCCGGGACGTCGTTGACGTTGGCCTCAGCATGAACGTAGTCCGTCGCACCGGCTTTGTAGGTGGCGCCATTGTCGTAGGAGAACCGCAAGGAAAGATCGAGCGCGGTCGATGGCCGAAGAAAAGTGATTTCGAGGCGGAAGCTGTTGTATCCGCTGGACAGCGCGATATCGGTCGTCGCCGCAGCGGTGATCGCGCCGCTAACGAGTTTGACCCAGAATGTGGTGGAACTGGCGCCATCGACGAGGCCGGTAGACACCATGTCGCCCAAGACAGACACAGAACCGTTGACCGTTGTCGCCAGCGCGTTGACGGTGAGGCTATCAAGGACCGTGCCGTCCCACCCCCCTATGGCAAGACTTCCTCCAACGTCGTCGCCTACGGCATTCCCCGCTTCGAGCTGAACAACGCCGCCCGAGCCGTAGGCTTGCAGCCTGCCATTCGCGCCGAAATCCTTCTCGAAGGTCCCGTTGTCTTCCGCCCCCAGGGCCTGCCAATTCTCGAAGGTCTGGATGGTCACGCCAGCGGAGGTCTTGAGGATCGCGTGATAGGTTGCCCCGGCGCTCGCATAGATCTGGGCGAACACCCCAGAGCTATCCGCCACGATGGGGAAAGCGTGCGGGATGGTCAGCGCGCTATCGGTGTAGGCGGCCTTAGGTGTGGTCGTGGCGACGCTGTCATACAGGTACAGCTTTGCGCCAGCCAGGATCGAGCCCGTGGCGCCGAACGCCTGATCGCGAAGGGGGAAGAGTTGGGCCAAGGGCGTCTCTCACGGATAGCCGCGCAGGGCGCGGGTGTGGTAAGGCGGAGGGGTGTGGAAGCGGAAGAAGATCGACGTCGAATGGTCGTTCTGGCGGGACGACGTCCCCGCTATCTGGGGTATCGTCTGGAAGATGGTCCTAGGCGCGTTCGTCAGCGCCTGGATTTATCGCCTGTTCTGAGACTGTGTCTGACCGGCGGGGATCGCGAGAACGCTCGCCCGCGTGGACGGCATGAAGGCGTTCTGCATCGGAGGCCGCGGCAGGCTTTCGATCATCCCGGGATCAGCCTTGGTGGTCGCCAGCTTCACCAACAGCTCGCGCTCGGCGTCGGTGAGGGTGGCATTAGCTTTCACCTTGCGGATCAGCGCCAGAACCCAGGCCGTCTTGGTTTGAGGTATCGCCTCCACCAGCTCCTGATCCGACAGGCGGCCCATCGTCTGTGACCCGCTGTTGGGGTTGATGAAGCGCGCGTTATTCACCTGATCGACGAGCTGTCCGACCGACGTCTGATAACTGCCCGCCTCTTCAGGGCCGAACGCGGTTTCCAGGCGGGATCGCATGTTCGGGCTGTTGGCAAAGCGGTTCAGGACGCCCGTGGAGCCCGCCGCAGGCTCGCCAATGGCGTTGACCATGGCAGACCGCATTCCCACGCCAGCGGCGTTCTGAGCCGTCCCCAGGCCGATTTGCGAGCCATCCGGTAACTGCGCGCCCTGCGGCGTGTTGGCTTGCATCCGGTTGAGGTCGGATGCGAACACGTTCGGGTCGCCACGCTGGGTGATCGCCTGTTGGCCGAGGTCGATGGCGTCCATCTGGTTGGACAGGTTGCGATATGTGGCGCGGGCCGGCTGAAGCCCCTCCACCCGGTCCATAGTCGCGTCGATCTGATCGCGACGTGCAAGGGCGCCGCGAGCCCGCATGTTCTGGCCGCGTCGGGCGAAGGCCCCTCCCCGCTCACGTGCGGCGATCACCAGGCGGTCAAGCGTGCCCGCCGAAACACGCGGGAGCTGCCCGACCCCGCCAGCGTCACCGGCCTGAAGCAGCTTGTCCAACTCGACCTGTCGGCCCCAATCCTGGTTCTCGATGGCGTCGGCACGGGCACGGGCAATGATGGACCGGCCCGAACTATCGGCCAGCATGTCCTTCACAGTGTCAGGAACCTGCACCATCTCGTCATAGGGCTGCGCGTATTGCTCCTGGGCCAGGCGGCCACGGACCTGGCCAAGTTCCTCGGAGACGGCGCCTGCTGGGCGTTGCTCGCCAGGCGTCAGGCGCATGGTGCGCGCCGCCGCTTGGTCGGGCAGGTCAGCGGCAAGCTGCGATCCGTATTGACTGGCGACATTGCGTCCAGGGCCGGACATGGCTGCGCCTCGGATCAGCCCCATAGTGTTTTGCCCGCCGCCGTTTCGGGCGATCAGATCCATGAAGGCCGGAGACGCCCCGCCCGCACTCTGCCACTCGGTCAGGGCCGCATTCAACGCTTCGCCCGTGATCTTGTCCTTCTTCAGCGCCTCGGTGAGCCGCGACACGACTTCCTCACGCGGATCGAGGAATGGACCCATGCCAAACTTGGTAGCGGCGTTGTTGGCGGCCCGAGCAGTCGCACGAGCGGCGGGGGCAGTCACGGCTCGCGCTGCCGCGCCGAGCTTCGCCGAACCGGTGACGACGGCCGGAAGGACCACACCCGCCACAGCCCCGCCGGGAGCCGCTTCGTTCGCAGCTTGGACACGCTCCTGCACCGTTCCGCGGCCAGCAGCGGCATTCACCGCCGCCGCCGTCGCGCCAACGGTGGCGTTCTTAACGGTGCGGACGCCGACGCGTTTGACGAGAGCCTTCAGGCCCTGCTCAGCAGCCGGCGCAAACGCGTTGGACGCGCCACCCGTGAAGAACATCGGAAGCATCTGCGCGGCATAACCGGCGCCGGTCGCGACACGCGCCGCCACAGGGTGATCGGCGGCGAAGGCGTTCTGCTGACCGGCTTGCCAGTCTCGGGCCTCGCGCCAGGCGTCGGCGGGCTTCTTGCCCTGCGCCATACCGCCGAGCGACATGACGCCTGCGTTGATCTCGTCTGCGAAAGGAACAGCCTCCGTCATCGTTCCCATGAAGGCGGAAACGGCGTTCTTGTGGCCGCTGAGTTGGCCTTGCGCGTAGGCGTCCTTCACCAGACCACGGCGGACACCCTCTTCATACGCGGCCTTCACCTGGGGCGGCATAATCCCTCGGCGATAGGCTTCAGCGGCGATTTGGGCGCGAGTGGGCATCTATTGGAACCCGAACATGGATTTGATCTGAGCGTCGGTCAGATGTTCCGCGCCCGTCTTGGACGCAGGGACGCCTTGCTGTCGCGGGCGCTGCGGGGCGGCGCCCTGGGTGGCCGCGAAGGCGTTAGCAGGCACAAGGCCCTGGTTGCCCCACTGCTGAGGCGTGTACCTGGAGCGCGGGGACCGATAGAGCGGCGGGATGACCTGATCCGGGTTGCCGCCGATGCCCTTGAACCGCCCGGCTTCCTGCCGATAGTTCTCACCGATGATGCGGGAAAGGTTCGCTAGGCGGGGCGCGATGGTCTTGCGGAAAGCGGCGCTCCTGAGTTGGCCAGGATTGGCGACAATGCTTTCCAGCAAGTCGAGGTCGGGACCGTTCAGCACGCCCAGGTTATATGGCTTTTCCTTCAGCTTGAGCTGCAGATCCTTCACGGTCTGGGACAGTACCGCAATGTCGGTCGGGTTGGTGATCCAGCCGAGGGGGCCGATGTCCTTCGTGGCCGCAAGCTGGCGGTCCACGGCGTCGATGCCGGAAAGCGCGTTGTTGAACTGAGCGCCCGCCTGGGAAGCATCCTCGATCTGCTTGTCCGTGGGGCCGCCGACCTTCGGAAATCCGCCGTTGGGGCCGAGGCGGTACTTCCGGCCTTGCTGGTCCACCCTGAACCCGTTGCCGAGATCCTTCATCCCAGCGCCGTCGTACTCGTTCCCGCTGCCCTCTAGCTGCGACAGGATCGCCGGATCAGTGATCTTTGGCATCAGCGGCCCTCCGGGTTGTCGTACCACTCGCCATTGACCTTGTAGTAGGTCTTGCCGCCGATCTGGCGGGACGCGACGGGGGCTTGGGGCGCACCTCCCCCCCCACCACCCGAGCGCGGACGCTGCGGCGCGAAGGTCTTGGGGCTCGAATAGACGGGCTTGCCAGTCTGAGGATCGAACAGGGTCGCACCGTTGGCGACCGACACCATTTTCGGATCAGGCTCCACCGAGCGAACAGCCTGACCGGTGCGGGTATCCACCACATCATAGCCGCCACCACCCCGGTTCACGACCTGGAGGTGCTTGTCGAGTTCGCCGCCGAAGCCTTGCAGAGACGCATCGTCCAGGTGGTCCGCCGCCTGGTTCACCGCGCTCTCATCAAGGCCCATTTGGATAAGTCGCGGGGCGATGCTGTTCCGATAGACCGTCTGGCGCTGCTCGGCCGGAACCTCCAGAAGCGCCGTCGCTGCGTCCTTCATGAAGCCGGCGGCGAACTGGGCGTCTTCCATGCGCGTCTTGCGCTCAGCCTGGGCCCGCTCGTACTGGCGGTCTTCGCCGCGCTGCTGCTGTTGCTGGATCGCCATGCCGCCGGAGAGGTCGCCCCCGGCGTACAGCTCACCCGCCGCGCCTTGGGTGTCGCCGGACTGCATGGCGAGCCCGGCACGGCGGCGGGCGAGGTCTTGGCCGATCTGCTGCTGGTGCTGATAGGCGCCCTGCTGGGCGTTCTGGAAGGTCGCCATGGGGTCGAAGGCGTTCGGCATCAGATGATCCCCCACTGATAGGTTCCAGAAGACGGCAGGGAATATCCCGACCCCCAGCCGCCCGAGGTCGCCGTCTTGGTCCCCGACTTCGACCCGAAGGCGTTGACGATGGACTGGCCAAGCCCGGTCAGTGAGCCCGCGAGCCCGGCGTTGTTGTTCGCCGTCTGGCTGAAGGCGTTCGACACCACGTTGGCGTTGTTCTGAAGGATGTTGCCGGTGTTGTTGGCGTAATTCGACCCCGCGCCGGTCGTCTGCGCGTTGGCGCCCATGCCCAGGTTCGCGAGGTTGAACAGGTTCTGGGTCTGGGTGTCCGACCGTCCGGTGTCATATGCCCGGTTCGTGTCGTAGCGGTTGAGGGTGTTCGCCCGGTCGGTGTTGTAGATGTCGGTGTTGTAGCCGCGATCCGACTGGAAGCTGTCCTGGTTGAAGGCGTTCTGCTTGTCGGTCTGGCCGGTGACGTAGTTGCGCCAATTGCCGTACTCGGCGGCGGCGGTGTTCTGGCCGTAGTCCACCAGCGACTTCATGGCCGCACCGGAGCCCAGCACACCCTTGGCCGCGTTGAACGCGTTGAGGTTGCGCGAGCCTTCCTGAAGGCGGAAATTGTAGTCCGGCGAGGCCTGGAACTTGTCGATCCCGACGTCCGGCTGCTGGAAATCTGGACGGTTGTACGTCTCACGCGGCGCGAAGGTCGGCTCCGGCCCGATCTGGGCCTGAAGCTGCTGCTCGGCGGTCTGCGGCGCGGTCGCGTCGGCGGCCTGGGCCTGGACGGTCGGCAGGTTGCGACCTTCCGTCTGGCCGAAGCGGCTATAGTGGCCCTGCGCGAAGTCGGTAAGGTCGGTCTGGCCGTCGCCGTTCACGTCGCCGTAGTCCGACAGGTGACCGGCGCCGTACTGCGCCACGTCGGGGTTGGCGTCGAGATAGGCTTGCCAGTCGGGGGAGCCGGCGGTCGGGGCGTTACTCGTCCCGCCCGACTGAACCCCGAACCGGCTCAGGAGCGCGTCAATCCCAGCGTAGCCCGCACCGCGATAGGGCGCGTAGTCCTGGCGGGTCTGGTCGTATTGTTGCTGCTGAAGCTGAAGCTGCTGATTGGTAGCCTGCTGCTGGGCGGCCACGGCTTTCTTGTTGGCCGAGTTCGCCTGGTTGGAGGCGTAGATCGAACCAACGGCGCCGATGCCCGCCGAGACGGTCGCGGCTCCGGCTGCGGTTCCGAGAAAAGCGCCAGCGGCGGCAACGAGGGGCATGGGCTACTCCATCCGCCTGCAAGCCGGAGAACCGGCCCAGGCGTCAGCGGTCAAGATCCAGGTGCGGAGCGATCCGAAGGGCGATGGGGCGAAATCCCCGACCGGCCGGAAGCCGAAGGACCGAGGCGGGCGGCTCCGAAACCAGCCCTCGACCTCGTACGTGGTGACAATCTGAGCCCCGCCGTCGAACATGTGGCGGAAGGCCGATTTTGCCGCGGCGGCGACCTCTCGGCCCCATCCCTCCGGCGTGAACAGCGTGTGCAGCTCGTAGACCCTACCAAGGCCCCCCTGGGCGACGAACAGGAAGCCCCCATGTTCGGCCCGGAGCGGCGTCACGGTCGGGTGCTGGACGATCTCCGCAAGGGATAGGCTGGCCCCGCCCAGGAACACATGCGGGGCAACGTCAGGGTGATCAGCAACGGCCTGCCAGAAGGCCGGAGAGCGGTCCTCTAGGAGGTCCAAGACGTCCAGGCGTTGATCATGTCTGTGGTCGGCGTGCCGTCCTGCACGCCCTCGACGCCGATGTTGATGATGGTGTCCGTCGCCTTGAGGCTGATCGACGGCGTGAGATTGAACGCGACGCGAGCCAGCCCCAGGAACTTGGCGGACGGCGTTCCGTCCTCATTGGCGATCAGCATCCAGCGGGGGAGGCCCTGAAGTGCGCCGGATGACCGCCACTCCCCGATGAATTCGTGCGTCGGCTCCCGGTTAGCCCTGGCGATGGCTTGGGTCGAAATCATGCGCCCACCACGTTCTTGTTGACCCTGGTGAAGCGGCGGACGGTCGGGTCAGTGGCCTTGAACTGATAGAGCCGGCCCGGCGCGCGCATGGTGCCCAGCGCATTCCACCGCGCCTTGTCCTTATAGCGCCCCGCGGCGCCCAGGGTACGGGGCCGCCAGTCGCTCCAGGTCTCCATGTCGTCGGAGTAGCGCATCGAGACCAGCGGATCGGAGCCCTGCCCAGTCAGCGGAGCCCAGCCGCGCGCGCACTCGAGAACGAGGTTTGACACCACCTGCGAGCCCTCATCCAGCCGGTCATAGGCCGTTGCGATGCAGTCGATTTCGTCGCCGTCGTCGGTAAGCTTCTCCGGGTTGATCCGCCAGATGCGCCCCGAATTGGTCAGCGCGTCAGCGGCGAACACCACGCCGGACACCTCGCAGCCCAGATGACCCCGGAAGTAGCTGTATCCATCGCTGGTCCATGGCGCCCACAGTTTCGTGCTGGCGTCGTAAACCCAGGTTTCAGTGCTCAGGCTGACAACGATGAACTCGTGCTGATCCTGCGCGAACCCCCAGGCTCGCAGGTCCATGGCGTCCGATAGCCTAATCCGCTCCGCAAGCGCCGGGTCGGAGATCACCTCAGGCCTGGGGGTCATGCGGTAGACCGCGCAGTCGTTGCCCACCATGTAGACCGCGCCGGGAAGGTCGCTCACGATGGTGTCGCGGGCCCTGCCCCCGATGTCCTCGGCGGACCCGCCATAGGGCGCCAGCGGGTTCGCGGCGTTCCCGGTGAGCGCGAACGGCTCGACCGAGGCCTCACCGATCACCAGGACGGTATCACCGAGCTTCCCCAGGCCCACGGCCTTGTCAGGCTCATATTCCGCCGATGTGAAGGTGATCGCGTCCCACTGGGTATCACCCGGCACGCGGGAGTAGAGCACCTGCGTATCGTAGCGGATCGCGATCCAGAAGCCCCGGATGAAGATGACGTCCGTGACCCCGGCATCGTCGGGGAAGGCCTCCGTCGAAACCGTCGTCCCAATCGCGAGGTAGATCCCCAGCGAGCCGAGCGCGATGCGGGCTTCACTGTCTCCGTCCGCATTGGGCCCTGCGTCGATCCTGACCCGCTCGGTGCCGGGAACCGTCCCCGTGAACGCCGTCGCCACGCCGCCAGCGGTCAGGCGGTAGAGGGTGTCACCCGACAAGACCAGCGTGTCACCGTCGAACAGCCCGGAGCGGCGGAAGATGCCCCGCACCGGCCCGTTGCCGACCGTCGCGAACGCCTCGAGCCCCGCCCGCCCGAACAGCGAGGGGGCGCCCGTGCTGGCGGTCACCTCGGCGAACATGTTCTGGGTGAGAAAGCCCGGAGGCCGGCCCACGCCTCGGAGCGAGGCGCCCAGGGCGAAGGGGATTTCGGCCATGGGCCTAGTAGAGGGCCACGATGCTGGTGGCGGTCGTGTTGGTGCTCATGACCTTGAGGACGGACACCGGAATGATGCTGCCCGCCGTCGCGCCGGTCAGCGTCACCGCCGAACCGCTCGAGCCCGCATCTGCGAACACAACGGCGACGTTGCCCGCGCCGCCGATCCACAGCGCACGGGTCTTCACCAGGACAGTCGAGTCGCTCGGGGTGACCGCCGCGCCGTTGGTCGCATAGTTGCAGTCCTGAACAGCAGGCATGGGAGAACCTCAGAAATAGGTGGTTTGGGTTTCTCGCCGGGGCGAGGCTTGCTTGGCCGTGAGGTTCACGAGGAACTTCGCAGCAGAGGCTTCCGTCTGCGCGCCCAGGGCGACCCGGCTTCCAGCGATCCGCTTGGCGAGCAGGCAGGCCAGGCCGTGTGCGCCGCGATTGGCGAAGGGCGCGGTGTCGTCCAGGCCCACTGCGTCAACACGGACCCAGGCGGCGGTAAGGGCGTCGTAGATGCTGACCTGCGGCGCCGTGGAGGCCTTCACGACCGCGATCATGGCGCGGTCATAGGGTGGACGCGTCTCGCCCGTGTAATCGTCCACAATCGCGGTCGGCAGGGTGACGGTGTAGGATCCGGTGTTCAGAACCCGGTCGAACTCGGCGGCGGTGTAGTCGGCGGTAATGCGGACATCGTTGAACCGCCCGAACAACGCCCCATCCACCCACTCGTCATAGAGGCCCTGCAAGAGCCGCAGGCCGCGATCCGTTTCCTCGTCAGCGGGCGTTACGCCCACAGCGACGTCGTTGGTTTCTTCCAGCGCGTCGGTGATGATTTCGCGGATGGTGGTCATTCAAGTCCCCCAGGTGGGGGAGAGCCGAAGCCCTCCCCGCTGGTCAGTCGGCCTGGCGCGCGCGACGAGCCGGGGCTTCCGCGAACTGCGGATTGGCCTTCAGCTTGCCTTGCACCGATTGGGGCAGACCGGACACGTCCACGGCTTCACCAGCCGCGAACTCGACCCCGAAGACCTCGCACGTGCGAGCATCCTCAGGATCGGTCGGCGTGAAGATCAGCTTCACGAGGTGGACGACTCTTCGACGGTGTAGAAGACCGTCAGGTAGAGCGTGCCGGCGGCGCCCGTCGCGGCGTTGGCCTGGGCCACACCCGTGATCAGGGTGCGGTCCGTGGTCAGATAGCCGAGGCCGGTGACAGCCGAGGCGACCGCCGCCGTGCCCGCCTGCGCGACCGTGGAGGCCGAGAAGTAGCGGGTGGCGGAACCGGAATCGCCCACGTTCAGGGTGATGGTCGGCGAGCCGTTGGTGTCCATGTCGGTGGACTCCAGGGTCATCGACAGCACACGAGCATTCTTCGGCAGATAGCCGAAGTTGATCGTGTCCGTGGTGGCCGGCGCAGCGGTGCAGGAGACGGTGAAGAACGCGCCCTTCACGTTGCGGGCGAGGCCATGCGACGGGAAGGGGTACTTGTTGGTGTAGTCAGCCGAGGAATAGGTAGCCATTTGAAGGCCTCCCTGAAAAAAGCGGCGAGGCCGAAGCCCCGCCTAGGTCGATGGTGAAAGGCCCGCTTAGGAGTCGGCGGCGGCGGCGACGAAGATCGTCACGATGCCGTTGGCGACGCCGTTGAAGTTGATCTTCTTGACGCCCAGCAGTTCCTCAATGGCGACGCCGGGACGGAACCCGAAGTCCTTGAGGTAGTCGGTCTTCGGGGTCGGCTCCTGACCCCAGGCCACGCCCACCGCGCCGCCGCCGCAGAGGAAGATCGGGCGAACGTCAGCCGAGGCCGAGCCGGCAGCGTCATAGACGCCGGTAGCAGTCGCCCAGGTGTCGATTTCCGGCACTTCGCGGTGGATGATGCCGTCGTACAGCAGATCCCCGTCCTGGAAGATCGGGTTCGAGTTCATCCCGCCGGCTTCACGGGCGCGAGCGTCCCGGTTGGCCGCGACGATGGTCGAGTCCGCCTTCAGATCGCGGAAGGAGCGCGAGCCGTGGAAGGCCACATAGTACTCGTAGCCGTCCTTGGTTTTGAACGGGCGGATATGGGGGTCCGCGTTCTTCGCCATGCGCTTGCCCAGCGACATGGTGGCCGCCGTGGCCTTGTCGTTGGTGGTGTCGATGTTGCCAAGCGCCGTGGCGAAGGTCGCCGAGTAGTTGGAGCGGGCGACGCCGAACAGCAGGCGATCCGACATGGCCGCGGCGTGAGCGTTGCGATTGGCGGCGGTGCTGTCGATGGCGTTGACGGTCGTGCCGGAAGTGTCGGTGACGAAGGAGCCCAGCGCATTGATGATGTCGTCGCGGAACTTCTCGGCCTCCCAGGTCTTCAGCGCGTCCTTGGCGGCGTTGAGCAGGTTGATCTCGGTCTTGTAGCTCTCCGACTTCGGCACGCGGACGGCGTTTCGGCGCCAGTCCACCGAGATCGGCATGTTGTAGTTGGTGAGCTGTTCTTCATTGCCATCGAGGGTCTGCGAGCCGGTGACACCGGAGCCCGTCAGGCGCCCGATGAACGGCACGTTGATGGTCTTGCCCGACTCCGACAGTTCTTCGAACTTGGTCAGGATGATCCCGCCCTTGTTCTTGTCGGCATTGGACATGTACGGCATGAACATGGATTCACGCACGTATTCGAGGAAGTAGTCCGACTGCCAGACTTGCTTGGCAGAGGCGGACGCCAGAACGACTTCGGCCATGTTGGCCTCTCCTTATCCGAAGGCCCGCCCGAACGCCTGTCCCGGCCCTGTGGGCACATGGGCCGCACCCCCCGCCGAAGGGGCGGTGGCGAGGCTCACGGGGAGCGGTTGGGAGGGTTGTTGGGGGACAGGCGCGAACGCCTGCTGCTGCTGTTGGGCCTGGGCGGTCTGTTGGGCCTGCCAGGTGAGAAACTGCTGGTACTGCGCGGGGTCGAACTTGCCGGGATCGACGGTCTGGAGCAGTTGCTCCTTCCGCATCTCCGCAACGGCGAACCCGTAGGGATCAGGACTGGCGAGCGCCTTGGCGTTGAACTCGGGGTCGCTCTGGGCCTTCTGGAACGCCCACTCGTGCGCCTGGGCGACGACTTCGGGCGTGTGCTGCATCTCCGCGAACCGCTTCGACATGTCGCGGCGGGTCTCGTAGATGGCCTGCTGGAACCTTGCCTCCTGGAACGCCTCGTAGCCTTCCGGGTCCGCATAGCGATCCGGGGGCGGCGGGGCGGCTTGCTGGGCCTGGTAAGCGGCGAGTTGCGCTTCCATGGCCTTGCGCTTGTCCCGTTCGTCCATGAGCGCCGAAATGGGCACATGAGCGGGCGGGGGCGCTTCCTGAGGTGCGGGCGCCGGCGTGGCGACCTCTACCGGAGCCGGATCAGGGGCTTTGGCGCTGGCGAACTTGCCGTCAGGACCGCGAACGGGCCCGCCGGATTGTTCGGTCGGCGTCTCAGCGACCGGAGCCGGAGCTTCAGGCGCAGGCGTGGAGGTAGGCTCGGGGGTGTCCCCGTCCAGGAAGTCCAGTTTGTCCATGATCATCCTCGCCCGAAACGGCGGCGGCCCGAATACGCCCAGTCAGTGGCGGCCTGGCGGGGGATAACGCGCCCCTGCTCGCGAAACGCCCGGTTAGAAGCCCGGCGGCGGCTGTGCGGCAGGCGGTTGGGCCTGCGGCATGGGTTGCATGTCGGGGCTCATGCCCGGCTGCATGTGGATCGCGGCCAGTCCCACCATCTTCTCGGCGGTGTCGGCGCGCTTGTTCTGGGCCTCGGCGGTCGTCTTCTCGATGTCCGCCTGAGCCTTGGCCTGTGCGACCTGCTGCATCTGGGCCTGACCGGCTTGCGCCTGCTCCTGGGCCTTCTTGAGCTTGTCGATGATCTGGCGCTTGTGGGGCACGCTGGACAGTTCCAGCATCGTGTCGAACGGCACGGACTGAGCGTAGGCCGGGTTCGAGCCCACAAGCTGCATCAGGTCTTGGAACTGCTCCTGCTGGATGTTCGCCGTGTCGGGCTGGGTATCCAGGATGATGTCCACGTCCATCTCGGCCAGGACGTTCTTCAGGCCGAACACCGATTGGCCGGTCAGAGGGTCGATGATGGGCGGGCCTTCCATCGGCTTGCCGGTCTTCGGGTCCATGGCGGGCTGGCCGGTCTGGGGGTCCATGACCGGAGTCCCACGAGGGGCGTTCAGGCCCACGAACCGCGGCGCGTCCTCATCGTCCGTCACGCGGATGAACTGCTGCTCCGTCCAGAACTGCTTGGCGCGCGCCCAGCACTGGCGATAGATGCGGAGTTCCCAGTCCTCCAATCCGCCGTAGATCGGGCCCAGCTCGATCAGGCCGGCTTGCGTGCGGGCCTGAAGCGCGCGACCCGAGGCGTCCGCATTGTCCCGACCGACAACCGCCGGGTTTGGACCCAGCCGCTCGATCTCGTTCTTCGCTTCCGTCAGCAGCAGGCTTTGGCCGGTCGCCATGTCGGACGTGCTGACCTTCTGCCAGCCGAACGGGATCACGCCGTCAGGGCGGGCCGCTTCCTTCCGGGCCACGTCGGCGTCAACCTCGACCGCCTGAGGGTCTACCGCCTGGATCTGGCTGACCGAAAGCAGGTGCAGCAGCTTGGAGCGCCGCTTGTTGATCTCGTCCTGCGGGCCGCGCATGTCCTTGACGACGCCGTAGCGGGCATTGTCCCGGTCCACATAGGCCGAGTGAGCCTCGATGGGGCAGTCAGGGCGCCCGCGCGCATCCAGGTAAGGCGACGGGCCCGAGTTCAGAACGGCGGTGGCGTGGAAGCAGGCGTACAGCCATTGCCCGCCGTCGCGATAGTACAGCTCCACCACCAGCAGGCGGCGGGACTTCTTGTCCACCCAGGCCGGCGGGCTGTTCAGCGGACGGTCGCGAAGGCCGCTGTCCACCGCCAGGCCACCGGAGTCCACCGCCGCCTCGATCTCGTCACGCGGCACGTCGGGGAACATGGCGACCACGTCATCGACGTACTGCCACTTCGCGATGCCCTTGAACCTGGCGTCCTCGAAGTCGCGGCGGCGAGAGCGAGGGTCGTGGATGAACTCTTCCCAGCGGATCTGGGTGATGGGGATGTTCTTGTCCGCATCCACGCCGACCAAGGCCGCCATCGTCCCCGGAACCAGCATATCCAAGAAGCAGTCCTGCTTGATGCGCTGGAAGCGGTTGAAGTCCGCGATATAGCGCAGCGTGTCAGTGGCGACGTCCGCCGAGTCCTCATCGTTCGGCGTGCGGGGATAGGCGCGGGGCTCAGAGCGTCCGCGCTCCGTCACACCCACGATCCCGTTCACCGCCGGCTTGATGCGGTTGAAGGCGATGTCCGGCTGATTGCGGGCGGCCAGAGAGGCCTTCTCGTTCTCCGTCCATTGCTTCGTGTCGTAGTAGTCGATGGAGATTTCGCTATCGAGGCGGGCTTCAGCCGTCAGTGAGCGCCATTCCTCGACCATTCGCTTCAGCCGAGCGAGGTCAGGAGCCGGCGACGCTGCCGCCGTGGTCTCCTGAACGCCCTCCCCAATCACACCATCTTCCATCCGTTGCTCGCTTTCTGGCGGCCCCATAGGTCGGGCGGGTTGGTGGAAGGGACGGGGTTGGACGGCTTCACGGCTCGGCGCAGGCCTTCGAGCATGTAGCGAAGGGCGTCGATGACGTGGTTGTTCTTGTCTTCCAGGACCGGAAGGATGTCGTTCGTAAGCGGGTCGGTTTTCCACGAGTACAGGGCCAGCTCGTCGGCGGTGTGCTTGCATCGCGGGTGGACGACGATGTCGTAGGTCTTCAGGAACTCGATGCCATCTTCGACGCTCCCCGCGCCCTTGGCAGCGGGGATGATCTTGAACCCCTTGCGCTGCATGAAGCTGATCGTCTCAGGCCGGGAACTGTCCGCCCGGATGGTCCACTTCCGGCTTCCCTCGATCTTGTCGAAGAGGGCCGGGGTGTTGTCGATCTCGCAACCGACTGCGTAGACCTCCTGGTCGATGTAGAGCGTCCGCCCAGTGATGTAGCCCCTCACCAGGACCGTTGGATCAACCGCGTAGCCCCAGTCCGCCCCGAACCGATAGACAGCCTCGGCAGGCGGGTCGAAGGCCTCCACGCGCCAGTTTCGGAAGACCCTCGCCTCCGAGTTGGTGTTGTACTCGCCCAACCAGATGTGAGCGTATTTCTCCGGGTCGCGCGACCGGTCCCACTCAAGCTCTTCCCGCAGCACATCGGGGAAGAACGGGTTGTCATCCCAATTCACCCGGCGGACGATGGAGCGGGGCGGCGGACCCGCCTCACCTCGGAACATGTGGTCTACCGGGTCGCTCGCCTGGTCAGGGTTCCAGGTGAACCAGATTTCCGAGTTCGGCTTGCGGATCGTCGGGCGAAGGATGTCTATGGACTTCTGTGAGACGCTGGACGCCTCTTCCACCCACGCAACGTCCAGGCCCTCAAGAGACTTGATCGTGTTGGCGTCAATGGCCCTTAGGCCGCGGAAGACGAAGCTTGAACCGTTGGCGCCCCGGATCTCGTTATCGAGGCTGTGGTAGAATCCTTGAAGCCCGGCCTCTGCGATCTTGTCGTCTAGCAGGCGTTTGACGCTGTCCTTGATCGAAAGCTGAACCTCGCGGAAGCATCCTACCCGCATGGGCTTTTGCGCCGCCTGGATGATGAGCGCCTGGGCGAAGCTGTGTGACTTCGCCGAACCTCGCCCACCGTAGAAGGCCTTGTACCTTGCTGGCTCCCAGAGGTCCGCGAAGGCCTCAGGGAGCTGGACGGACGAAACTGACATTCAGGGCCGGCACGAGCGGTTTGCCATCGGACCCCGTTAGTTCCTGCTTCTCGACAACCAGGCCATTCAGCTTTGCGGCGTCCATGAGGCTGGCGCGGGCTACAGCGAGCATCGGAGCCTCTGAAGTCCCCTCGCCCTTCGACGCAATGGCCAGGAGCCGTTCGGTGATTGAGGCGACCGTGATTTCCGTGCGCTTGGCGGCGGCGTTCTGGATTTCAGCAACCCGAGAGGCGACGCTTTCATTTGCTTTCAGCCGGGTCGCGTTTCCCCGGTTCTCTGAGTAGCCCGCCTCCTGGTAGGCTTCGTCTGCCGTCTTCCCCTTCGCCAGCTCCTGGGCGAAGCGTTCGTGGCGGGCGTTTTCGAGTGCGGGCATCTGGTTATCCCCCCGTCCGCCTGGTCCATCGGGAAGTGCGGACGGGGTCTAGAGGTTGGTTCAGCACTTGCGCTTCTTCTTCGCCATGATGCCCTCCTTTCGGAGTTGGGTTGGCATGAGGTTTCGCGCTCACCGACCTTGTGCGTAATGCGCTAGGCGCTGATGCGGTGTTTGTTCGGTGGCGCGATGTGGTGGTGAAGCCGTAGGGGCTTTACGAGGGGTGCTAGTGGTCAGGGCGCACGGGGCCATCTGGGTGAAGACGGGGTTCCCGCGATCACCAGGGTTGCCGCGCC